TATTCTATATCTGTAATTTCTCCAAGGTTAGCACCACCAGGCAAAGTTGTAATATCAGTGCCTCTTCCACCCTCTCTACTTGGTAACCAAAAGTCTTCCAACATTGACATATAATTTCTGTCATCTCTAATTTCTCCTGTTGAAGCATCATAGACAAGTTTATTTCTATACCTTGCCATAACATCTCTTAAATATTGTTCAGCTTTTACTTTAGGTAAATTACCTACATCTATTTTAAAAATTCTTCTTTCAGGTGCTCTTGCGATTCTGTAAATCACAGCAGCGTCTTCAATCATTCTTAACTGATTGACAGGTTTAATCGCCTTATGTAAATAAGACAAGACCATATTTTTATTTTGGTCAATTAATCCTGACGGACAAAATGCGATTGTATCAGGTGCGATTTTAATACCACCGCCTGTTGTTTGTCCAGCAACACCTTTTTCATTAAACATATAATATTCAACATATTCATCAACAACTGAAAGCATATTAGGACCAGCACCTTCTGGTCTTTTCTTTCTTATTTCTCTAATCTTTTTGATTTTACGTGGGTCGATATACTTTAATTCAGTAATACCCTTTTTAGTATCGTTTCTATCAATTATCTTTTGATAGTAGATACGACCATCAACATACCAACGTCTGAATATGTCATGCCCTTTTGTATTAAAGTTCATTAACTCTAATATGTTTGAAAATTCGTCTTCTATTTTTCTTCTTATATCTTTACCATACGGCAAGTTATCTAATAATAATCTTACCGGATGTTTAAGTTCATTAGCAACAATTGCTTCATTAACAATATCTTCCACTGCCATATCACATTCTGGATGGATAGCAATTTCTCTATATCGTCTAATAAGATCGGCCTCACTTTTAGCCGTACCTTCCATGTCAAGGTACGAACCAAAATAACCACCAGCGGCGACGGTTTGAGTACCGTCATCCGCTTGTGATGTTGTAAAGCTTTGTTTTGGATCTGATTGCTTTTTAGCTCTTGTAATACTAAATCCAAATAATTCAGCCATAATAAATTTCTCCTGTTCTTAATACTTATAAGGGTATTAAGTAGTCGTTCTCGCTTCAAAATACTGATATTGTAACTCAACTGTAAATGTTTGGATAGCATCAACTGTTTCATAGTTAAGTTCCATTGTACTTACAGATGTTGGGAATGCGCCTCTCAAAGTATAAGACTTGATAGTATTACCATTTCTGTCTAAAGCATCAACAAAAGCGTCAACTTGATAGTCAACAGGATTTGTTAAGCCTTCGTTATCAGACATATTGTTAATACCATTTTGCCATCTTTCAAAAGCATCTCTTAGTTTATAATCAGTATCATTGATTACAGTAATAGTCCAAGCATCAAATGTTCTATCTCCTGCGATTTTTACATCTCTTCCTCTAAACTTTACGTTAATGTTACCTAAAGTCATAGCAGGAACAGCAGCAGCGGAACATAAGAAAGCTAAGTCTTCTATTTCTCCACCAACTTGGGCATAACCAGGAAAAGGCATAGTTACCTTAAACTGATTGGCTCTAGCACCACCGCCAGCAAGTTTAGCTTTGAAGTCGTTAATATTAGGCATTTTTTATTTCTCCTTTTTATTAACCAGCAACTTCGTCAAAACTGACGCCAGTTCTAGTAGCGACAAATGATAGAGTAATAAAGTTAATACTTCTAGCAGGTTTCACAAAGATTTCTGCTATAAACTCATTTCTATCAATTACTTCGCCTGTGTTGTTAGTTTCATCACATACTACTAAAAAGTCTGTGATACCTCGTCTTCCTTGTACTTCTCTTAGGAAAGGTTCTACAATGTTTCTAAAGTTAGCTCTTGTAAATTCATCATTGAACTCAAAAAGTTGAAACTTAGAAGCAGTCGCAATCGCCTTTTCTAAAGTGATAAACAATCTTCTTACGTTGATTCTATCAAAAGCACTTGGTGAAGACAGACCAGTTTTATCTCCAAATAATACAGTTCCTTGACCTGGGAAGGTAGCAACTGGATTAACTCTAGCTGGATATAATTGATCTCTTTGAGCTTTTGTTGGGTTGTATGCCAACTTAACAGCGCCTCTAATAACACCTCTGTTAAAACCAGCAGGTGAGTACCATGCGTCAGCAGTTAAGTCTGTTCTAGCAGCCAAACCAGCAATATCGCCGTTTAATGGAACATATCTGTACACATCATTGTATCTGTCATACTGATATTTGTATCCACTATCGAATACAATGTATGAAGATGATCTAATGTTATTAAAGAAATCAATAACGTTAGTTGTTTGTGTATTAGAGTTTGTTACATTTACAACGTCTGCTCTTTCTGGTGAAGCAAATACAACAGCGTCTTTTCTATTTTCAGCTATTGTAATTAGGTTATCAATGTGTGTTGAGTCACCTTTACCAGCAATTATAAGACCAATATCAACTGTTTCAGCGTCATTAAACTTCTCGTAAGCAGTTTTTAACTGACCAGTTGTTACAGCAGAACCATTTGAACCACCAGAAAGTGATTCACTTGTTGGTGTAGTTACACTAGTGTATGTTGTTCCACTAGCAGCATTACCCCAATTTGTTCCTGAAGTATTGTGATCCATCCAGTAAATGTACTGTGATTTATTGTATATTACGTTTGGATAGTAGTTATCATCTCCTTGTGGAGTTTTTGCGTCACTAGCTTTTGACAGATTAGAAAAAGATTCTAATACTGTTCCTGGTACGCCTGATACACCACCATCTTCGTCAACAACAACTACGTGGATTTCATCGCCTGAACCTGATCTAGCAGATACATACGCTGAAGTTCCTGGAGCGCCGTCAACTTGATCGTAATATCTCCATCTTCTTTTAATTCTAGCGTCATCAGCAACAGCTCTTTTTAGTCCGCCAGCACCTCTAGGGTGTTGTACGATACCAATTGAAGTTGAAGCTACACTAGTAACTCTATATTGATCGCCGTCATCAAAGTCAGTAGATCCGCCTGTAGTTGAAAACTCAATGATGTCTCCTACGTTTAAGTAAGTAGTAGCATCTGAGTCAACAGTTACAGTTAAATCTCCAACAGCTAAGTCGGCTTGATCGACTTGTTGTGATGTTGTTAAAGTTTGCTCGTAAGCGTCAGCACTTGGGCAAGTAGCAACTAATAAGTTGTTACCCCAACTACCTGCTGTTCTAGCAGCAAACGTTCCAACAGCACCTTGACCTGTAGAATAATTATTTGAATAATCATCTGTATTCTTAACTAAGATACCGCTTGAGTTAGCAGTAGCGTTAAGAGCACTTGTTTGGGTTGCTCGTACAACTCTTAGAGCGTTAGAATATTGTAGAAAGTTAGCAGCACTGAAAAAGAACTCAAAGTTATTTGTATCAGGTTTACCAAATGTATCTACTAATTCTTGCTCACTAGAGATTGAAACTATCTCGTCTAATGGACCTTGGTTGAATTGACCAGCAAAGGCTCCGATAGATGTTGATACCGCAGGAATGATTCTTGTTAAATCTCTTTCCTGTACGAGAACACCTGGTGATACTTGAAATGCCATAGGTTTTCTCCTCTAATTAGCTAATTATTATCGTTTCAAAAGTCATAAGTTTTCTTATGCCCATAGTCAAAATAGTTTTTTTCATAACTACAGATATTTATAATAACTAGAAATTACAGTCCTTTTCGTGTCACAGGATGCCATACTGTGCCATATTCATCTACTGTAGATTCTTCGTGTTCATTGATACCGTCATCCATAAAACCAAACGGTGCCATGTCTTGTTCTATTAAATTCTGTTGTTCTTGGTACATTTGATTACGTATATTAGAGTCTGTTAACTCTTTAAAGTAAGGTTGATTAGAAATCCAACCAAATATGACTAAACACATCATTAAATCGTCATTGGTGCCTTCTTCAGCTTGCCAAGATTGACCTTTTTTACTAAATGTTGACATTTCTTCTATAATACCAAAGTCATTTATAACAATCTTATCATTTTCTACCAGTGTTTTAATGTTTGTACAACCTATCTTTTTAATCTGTTTTGTCATACGAATACCTAATTGACTACCACGACCACTGAACATAGCACCCAATATTTGACCAGCACGACCTTTTTGTGTTGTCATTAATAGATTGTCATATTCTATTTCATATTGTAAAGCATCTGATACTTGTTGTCCTAAGTCATTAACTTCTACTAAGATATGAGCATTATTATATCCTTTACAAGCCTGTTCGATAATATTAGGAAATACAAATGGTTTAACTTCATTGTTTTTATATGTACATACAACTCGATATGGTACATTTGTAACATCATAAATTACAAAAGCAGAATAGTCTTTACTTGTACCTCTTGCTACGTCAACGGTACACACATATAAATGATCTTTTACAGGTCGTTCAAACATTTGTAAACCATTTCTACTTTCTATTGGTTGTACATATGGTGTTGATTTAATTTTGTAAGGTGATATTAAAGTATCTACTGAACCGAGGAAGTCACATTCAAACTCTTGTTGAAATTGCTCTTTTGATGTGTTACGTATTGTTTCTTCTTTCCATTTTTCATCTCTACCAGGCACTTCACTCCAATGTACTTCTATCGGCACATAATCATTTTGACCGTTTTCAGCATCTGTCCATAACTTGTAATAGTGATTCATACCATAAGGTGTTGATACAATAATCATTTTTGTATTTTGACCAGATGAGATTGTAGGATAAACAGAACTAAAAAACATTTCAGCAATATTAACAGGCACGAAAGCAAACTCATCAAGGAAGATAATGTTAAATGAGCCACCTCGAATAGCACTTGATGATGTAGCGGCAGCCACAATCTGAGATTTGTTTTCTAACTCAATTGAACCTTTGTTCCAGTTAATCACACCTTGTTGTAACCATTTAGGCAAATTTTCATAAGCAAGTTGTAAACGACCTAATATATCTCTAGCAGTCGAACTTTTGTTGGCAAGAATAGCAATATTTGAATTAGGATTAAATAACGCATAATGTAATAGATAAGAAATCGTTGTTGTTGATTTACCTGATTGTCTAGGAAGTTTACAGATTGTAAATCTATTATCGTGTATTGTTTGTACAATCTTTTTTTGAAAGTCATACATCTTAAAAGGTACTAAACCTTCATCTAACGAAACAATCTGAATATATTTTTCCATAAAATATAATGGATTATCAGCACATTTTTGATATTCTTCAATTTGCTCTTTTGTATATTCTACAGGAGTATTAATCTTTTTAAGATTAGGATTTCCTAAATAAGCATCACTCATTGATTATTACTCCTTCAATATGGGTATAACCCATTTTTATAGCAGCCGTAATACGTTGGCTGCCTTTATAAACTGTATATTGTTTTTCTATATATGTATTGCCAGCGGCACCCATACGTGGTGTATCAGATACAAAACATTTTTCTACTTCTATTGGATCTATCATTTCTTTACCTTCTAATATATCTAGTAAAGCAAGACCGTGTTTAACGTAAGTTAAATCACTTATCTTCAGTATCGTCTTGTTTGGGTGATACGTTTTTGCTCTTAGTAGTTTCATCATTTTTTAGCATCTTTTGTAATTCGGCAGTGGATCCGACAAACAGAGCGTTTTTAATATTTTGATTTGCCGTTTTAGGCAACTCTTTTAAATCTTTTAATTTCTTTTGTAAGTCTTGTAGTTTGTCAACGGTTTGACCGACTTGTCCTATTAATTGACCAGCCACTTCATAGGCACGTGGGTGTTGGCCTTCTCTAGCAATATCAAGTATGCCTTCGATTGCCTCTTGCCCACGCTCTATAAGATTATAGTAGTTTTCTCTACTATATTTGTAGTCGTTATCTATGTCAGGTGATTCTTTGTCTTCTTTTCTTGGAACAGGTGCTTTAAACTGCTTTTGTTCAGCGGGTACTGATTCTTTTTTATCAATACCCAATATCTCATTAACTTTGTCTTCCAGTTTACTCATAATAAAATTATGTTAAATTAAAATTCTTTTGTTTTAGATGTCAATGTAGGTGTTTTTTGTTCTTCAATTAATGCTGACAAACTTGCTTGCATTTCTGCTTCACTTGAATTGTTTTCAACAACACAAGCAATTGCATTTTCTTTTGTCATAGCATCAAAATCCATTCCGTCAGAACCAGCACATGAGCCATACATAGATTCAGAATAAGTGTCTTCACCTACTGTTTCTGAAGCTGTATATCTCCAGTGTATTGTCTTAACTACATTTGAGCTATCACACTCAAAGTTTGGAAAAGACCATTCGTATGTTATTGCCATAGTTATTCTCCTTATATTATTAACACATTAACGAACATGGCACTAAATAAGAACCATCTTCATACGTTTCTATTATCGTTGTCGATAATACTTTTGCAAAACTGCTAGACCTTACAGCATCATCTGTTTGTACTTTTGCAGTTCCATCTCCATTTGATTGAAGTAAATCTCCTTTAGCGATTGTTTCGCCTTGTTTAATTCTAACGACAAATGAACCAACTGAAGCTACATAAAAATCATTGTAACCTTCGCCATCTTCATCATAAGCACTAAATACACCATAAACATTTTTAGCATTTACTGTATCTGATACTTTTGATTTAACGTGTTTAATATCGCCTTCTTTAACGATTGTTGCTTGTACCTGTTCTATAATATCATTATCATCTTCATCTTTTTTTTCAGTATTCCAATCATAAGTTATAACATCACCAACTGATTGACCATCAGCTAATACATAAGGTACTTTTTCTGTATGAGTATTTGTAACATCATTACCATCTTCGTCTTGTGTAGTTGTAGTTACATCAAACTCTAAATTATACCAATCGCACATTTCATCTAAAGATTCTAAAATTGTTCCTTTTAAAATTGTTGGTTTTGAGTTATCTGTAAATCTTGACCAGTGAGTTCCTGTAAATCCGTTATAAGATACTGTTGCACCTGATACTGATATAGAACCTTCTTCAGTACCAGCTTGTCTAAATTGAATTATTGTTCCATCATTTGAGGTTCTATTAAAAATATGAAAGTCTCCATCAACGGCTGCCCATATCCTAGAACTTTGTGTTACAGTAAAACCATTTCCTGTAGATAAACTATAATTTGCTGCTGATGTACTTCCAACTAATACATTACCAGAACTATCGATACGCATCTTTTCATCTGATGGTCTAACTTGATTTGGACTTGTTGCACCTCCATCAACACAAAATAGCATATCTCCTCTACCATAGCCTGTGCCATCTGCTTCAAAATATATTGCACCTTTAGCAAAATCTGTATCACTGCTATTTGTTCTAAACGCATAACCACAATATGCACCTGATGCTTCAGAATTTCTTTGTACAAGTATTGTGCCTTCATCTGGGTCACTTGTGGTTTGTACAACTAATTTATTTGATGGAGAAGTTGTACCAATACCTACGTTGCCACCATTTTTAACTGTTAATCTAGCAGTTCTAGCAGGAGCTAAAACTATATCTGGAGTTCCACCTTGTGTTGTTAGTACAAGGCTACTTACAGCTTGTGCTTCGATAACTGCTTGGTCATTTCCTGTTAAACCTGCCATAGTAGTTCCACCATAAGCAGAACCAAATTGAAATAATTTTAAATAAGAACTACCGTCACCCCAAACTTCCATACCACCTAATCCATTCGAGCTTGTAGTTTTTGCTATTACTTTTTGAGTTGCTGAACCAGTAACTTCTACTCTTTCAGTTGGACTACCTGTACCTATCCCAATATAACCTCCACCAGTAATACGCATACGTTCCGTTAAAGAACCTCCAGTAGACCTTGTTTCAAATTTCATATAACCACTTGTAGTTGAACTTTCTCTCCTTACAGATAATCTTCCAACAGTACCATCATTTTGTATGTCTAAACCGCCAAGAATATCATCATTACTTCCACCGTTACTTGGATCAAACGTAATGACGTTGTTGTTAGTAGTAGATGCTAACTCTAATATGGTAGCCGGTGATGTCGTAGCAATACCTACGTTACCAGAGCTGTCGATACGCATACGTTCCGACATATTTCCATCAACAGTTCCATTATTAGCACTAGAAGGATGAGTGTAGAATAAAAGATTTGCACCACTTGTTGAGCCGTATGTTTCAGATGCAATTGCTCTAATAGAAGCAACACCACCAGTTGTTGTTGCACCACTTTGATCGTATGAAGCAAATGTTAAATTACCTAATTGTTGACCAGAAAGGATACTACCATCTGTGTTTGATAAAACTAAAGTACCACCTGGATTACCAGCACCATCTTGGTTTTTAACTTCAAAATCTCCAAATGAAGCTCTGTATCCAGTTGGACCAATATTTCCAACCATTGTTGATTTACTATTTCCATCAATAATTAAAAGACTATCTCCTGTACTATTTAAAAACTGTAAAGAATTACTTGCTAAACCAGAAACACCAGAGTTAATTCTTATTCCATTAGTATCACTAGTATTCGCAATTTGTAATGCTGTTCCATTTTGAGGACCTGTTAAATGAAGTAGGTTTGATGGACTACTTGTACCAATACCTACGTTGCCAGAACTATCGATACGCATTTTCTCACTACCATCATAATTAATTCTAAAATCTCCATCTGTGAACATTAATGAATGGTTATCAGAAGCATTATTTTTAAAAGCTAAAGCTACAGTATTACCATCAGTATGATGAATTGTTAGAGGTGGTGAACCTGTTGAATTTATAGTTGTTGAACCTTCTACTTGAAGTTTAGATGTTGGAGAAGCTGTACCAATCCCAACTTGCTCTGAACTATTAATAGTAATAGCTGTGCTTGTAGCATTGTCATCTATACCTGTAGATGTAAGAGCGCCTGTAGTAGTAATATTACCACTTGTAGAAATGGCAATATCGGTTGCCAGTTTAGCGCCTGTAATAGTGTTATCTAATAAATCGGATGCAACAACCGTTCCGTCTTCTATTCGATCCGCATTAATAGCGTCATCAGCGATTACGGTTCCTTTAATTTTACTTAATGCCATTTAATTCCTCTCTTATATTTATAAGTTTACTCGTCTGAATCCGTACTAGGATTATAATTTTTAC